TGCACTTGAAACCCAGCATTACCCGCAATGTTTACGATATGCGTAGAAGGGGCAGACAAAAGAGCGTTGATATAGTTTTCCATTGCAAAATCCCAAGACTTTGAAACAAAACCTTTTTCTGCATATCTGGCTCGTTGCATTGGTGTAGAAAGCTGTAAAAAAGTATGTAAATGATAATCAACTAAACCGTCGTCAGCTTCTCGCACCCATGTATCTAAACTTTCTGCATAAGCAGATACATCTAAGTTTTCTAGCTTTGCTATAGAACTAACAACGCCCAAACCTCTACCATATTCAGACACATTACCAGAAACTTGTGCGGCTAAATTAGATTGCACAGCCGCCATAACTTGTAACTTTTTAAATTCTGTTTCCCTAGTTTGACGGTCTAGGCTACGGTAAGCCTTGTGCGCTCCATACTGTAACTCTTTACCAAATTTTATAAGCGTTAAAATACCAGCTAATACATCCTCTGCTGGGAGTATTTCACCGGGTTTTCTGTTAAGAAATTTTACTGCAATGTTTTCAAACCCGGTTGCGTTTGCCATCGCAACCATAGCGTCCATAGACTGTTTGTCTCTTTTAAGATGCTTAAACAAAGCTTCGTTGTTTTTCTTAATGTTTTCAAAAACGGTTGTTGGATTAAAGTCATCTGTCGTGCCATCAAATATTTGACCAATACGCCCAAGGTTCAAACCCGGTTCAAAACCACCATCACGCAAAACATCATTCAACGCCTCAACGTCAGTATTATCTAAACCTTTGATAACGAGAGAACCGCCGGGGCCGGGCGTTATGTCTTCATCTGGCACTAAATTACCATAAGCTTTATTCTCAGCGTTCGTTACCGACTTGGTTATAAACTCAACTAATTCACGATAGGCTGACATTATGTTCCTTCCTGTTCGCTTAGAGTTGACAGTTTGTTACGAATTATTTCAGTCGCACCTTGGTCAGACTTGATAGTTCTGAAGCCTTGCATAATAAGGTCAATACCAGCCCCTAGACCCAAACCTTCCAATGCTTGCTTAAATCTACCCTCTAGTCTTTCGGATGCACTAGCATCATTATCTACCTTACTGTCTAAATACTCAGTTACCGCACCATCTAAACCAAACTCTTTAAGAAGCGTAGAAAGGTTACCTTCTTCCGGGTCAAACAGTGCGTCAGCAAAACCACCACGCAACATTGTGTTAACGTATCCCGCACCACGAATAGGGGCAACAACCATACCCGCCCCAAACTGCACTAAGCCACGACCTAACGCCTCAAGGCTACTGTCACCCTGTGGAACTTTAATACCAAGTTCTTGCAACCCAGCGTCAAACATTTCATCTAAGCTAGGCGCATCTTCTGGTTTTTCTCTCCTATACTCAAGGCCGTCTGGCCCCATATAAAAACCACCAAGGCCACCAATTTTTTCGTCAATCGCTGAACCAATATCATCGGCTAAACCAACAACGCCCGTAACAGTATCTTGAACACCACCAGCTATTGCTCGACCCGCTGCTTTTGCTGTATTCGCTACATCTTGAGCATCAAATCCAAACAGTTCTTTGGTGGTGTTTCTAGGACGCATATTAGCTACCTCAACGCCCGTTGATGTAAAAACCAAATCGTGCATAGGGTTTTGTCTTACGTTGTGAGACTGTCTTCTGGCTTCTAGTATATCCATTATAAAGCCTCTTCAATTTTAGAAATTATTGCATCAAGCTCTTGAACACTAAAGTCTAATTCACCCGGTAATGCTTGTCTGTTTTCAAGTAATCCTTTAAAACCCTCAAGCGTTGATATTGCCGTATTAAAATCACCTAATTCTAAATTTAATTGACCTTGTGTATTTATAAGAGTGATAAATTTGTTTGCCGCAACAACTTGAACATTTTTTACAGCCGCTTCTATGTCATCATTAAATTCATCTAATAAACTTTGAACAAAACCTAACGCATCAAAATCTTGGTCAAGCCTTTGGAATGTAAATGCTTCGTTTTCTAATTTAGCTACAAGTCCTTGAGCTAAAAAACCTTTTTTATAATTTGGGTCTTTTTTATCAAGTAATTGATAATTTTCAGGAACCTTCATGTCACCGAGCAATTTATCAACAGCTCTTTGAGTTTCGATATTTTGATAAAATTCTGCTTTTTTATAAAACTCATCTCGGTCACCTAAACTTAAATTTAGCCAATGTTTATCAACATCATCAAAACCTATATTTGCCCCTAATCGTTGAAGGTAATTAAAAGAACCAGCGTCACTAATAGCTGGCGCAAGCCCAGCCTCTAAATATTTTGTTCTAAGTTCTTCAGCCCTAAATTTATCAAATTTATTTAGAAGCTCATAGTTTTCATTAAATAACGTCGCATCGCCTTCGTTTATAGCTTTTAGCATAGTAGCCGCATAACCATTATTTAACTCATCTTGTTTCTTGTCATTAACGGCCTCTTGCTGCGCTCTAGCTGCTAACTCGTTACTTCTAAAGTTACGAAGGTTTTGCGCTATCTCAGCAAATGATAAATCATTATTTTGTAATATAGATATTGCCGCTTTAGTTTTTACATCAAGCTTTGAAACATCTCCCCGTGCTATATTTCTAATCAAAGCATCAGGATTTTTTAAAGTAAGTATATTGTCATTAACAAGCTGCGTGGCAGAGGCTACTGATTGAGCATCCCATGCAGAACTCCAAGCTTTAATCTCTGAAGGGCTAAAATCTCTGGCTTGCATTTCAGCAAGTTTATTAGCTTTTAAAGATGCTAGTGTGTCGGCATCAACAAACTTTGCTTCGATTTGACCATTAGCATCCAAACCAGTTAAATTTACTCGTAAAAGTTCGCCCATGTTTTCTAAGTCAATTTGTGCTGAAGCCATCCACGCTGACTTTGATTTATCTTTTTGATTTCTAATATATGAACTATGATAACTTGCATACTTAGTGTTTGCATTTAAAGCCAACTTAGCTTTCATGCTCCTAGCCATTGAGGGAACAGTCTCATCAAAGGTAGACGAGTAACCTTGAATAATTGCATCTAGCTTATCTTGTAAGCCAGCCGGGTTAGCCTCTCTTGTTTCAAAGTCTAATATAGCAGCGTTCATTTCTTGTTTTGCTGCTAGCTCTAATTCAGAAGCTACAACTGTTGCCGCCGCTTGTCGTGCCGCTCGACCAAATAGACTATTATTGTTACCGGGCAGTTTTAATTCTTCGCCTGTTTCTCTTGCCGCTTTGATTTGTTCTAGGGTAGGGGCATTAGCCGCTCCGTACTCCTCACCCTCTATCTTTGCTACTATACGATTTTGCTCTGCAAAGAAGTTGGTCATTCGGTCTAGCGAACGTTGTAACGTGGCTTGACCCCGCTCTATAGCTTGAGCCTCAAGAGCTTGAGTTTCAGGTATACGCAGTGCTACCCGGCGACCTTGATATAGTACACTCTCAACCATTATTCTATCGGTATCTTGCCAGACGTTGCCATAACATCCGCACCTTGCGTAGCTACATTTGCTATCGCTCCGATAGTGCCATATTGTACAGCGGCCTTACCAGCTAATCGAGCTTGCTGGGCGTTTGACTCGCCACGCAGTATTGCCATCTCAGAGTTCAAGTTAAGCTTACGAATGTCCATTCCCGCAACTTTCATTGAATTTAAATTTATCAAGTCTTTGGTTTCCATCGCACCGTAGGGGTCTAGTCCACCCGCCGCCGCATTTGCTACGGAGCTACTCATTGCCCTAAGAAGTTCCCTCATTCGCTCGTTACCTTCTACTTTATAGTTTACCGCATCGGTACGAGCTTGGATAACCTCGTTTCGGGCTTTCATTTCGTATTGAACTTGCTGTGCTTGGGCTTGCCTTAATTGTGCAAGGCCACTTAACACTGAACCCGCTATTTGAAAAAATGCTGCGCTCATGCTCCGCTACTCACTTTATAATCTAAACTTAAAACTGTCATAAATAATGGCTTGTCCTGGCTAATAGTAACCTGACCCGCCAACGAAAATCCCGGCAAACCGTCTACCGTTTTTATACCCGTAAAAGATGTAACACCCCCAGCACCTGATAGTATTTCTTGTGTAGGTACTTCTTTACCGTCAACTGTTAGGTTCTGGGTTAAAAACATAACTGGTGACGCTTCTAAGATACGTCGCTTAGTTGACTGCATTGAACCTGAGGGCAAACGTAACTCAACAGGTTGGGTGGTTACCTCAACACTAAAATCTAGACCCACCTCAACGTAAGAGGACGCTGTATCGTTAAGGGTAACGTTACCAGAGCTTACAACCCTATCAGTATCAACAATATCATCTCTTACTATCTTTACAGTTTTGCCCTCTAGGTGTGACAGACTTCCGGCTGTGGTGCTTCCCGGCAACGCTTGGTCTGGGCTAACCGACCCAGAAAAATATTGTAGTGCGCTATCTGTTGTGCGGTCATCGTCGAAAACCTCAAGGTAATATTTAACAGAACCGCCAATAGTTCTTTTAACCACTGTGTAAATTGTATCGAGGTCTACACCAATGTCCACAAAGTTACCGTCAGTCGTCCACACAGCCGGGGCAACAATCTGTTGGGGTCTATTAAGCATATAGGCCGCTATAGTGCCTGTCAGCCCCACAGAGGACGCTCTGTAACCCGTTGTGTCTGTTCCGTTAACAATCATCAACAAGTCACCCTCAGTCGTATCTGTGGCGTTTCTGAGCGCCATGCGTTGAGGGTCTAGTAAAAGGTGTGAGTTTAGCAACGACACATTGTTTGCCACATAGCTTAGTTCAACATCACTAAAAAGCATTTCCCGTAGTGCTTTACCTTGACGCTGAATAAACAACGTACCACCTTCAGCAGCTTGGGGTCTAATACCAAACTTAGAGCCACGACGAGTTGCCGACTTAACGGTTATGTTTGCCGGGGTGATTGGACTTAAATCAGCTTGCGGAATAAAAAACTCTGCGCCTGAAGTAAATATTTGTAAGTCACGACCAGAACGTAGCGCAGTAATAGCGTTCACGCTATCCGTAGAAAGCGTTACTTTTATTGCATCATCGTCTAAACCTTCGTCAGCTTTAAAATTAAAAAAGTCTCCAACCTTAGACCCAAAAAGCGTTGATGGTTCAGAAGCAGCCCCACCAAAATACAAACGCCCCTCATGGAATGTACACGTTCTAGGCCATCCCCTTGTGTTACTCCAAGAGTCTTCATAACCGCTTTCAAGTTCGTAATCACCGCTAGCAATAGCATCTGTATTGTGAAACGGTATTTCCACTACCGCTTCTACGCTTGTAGTGCTTAGAAACTTTGTAACTCTCGCACGACCAAAACCATTCGTAACATTGTAAAACTGATTAACCTTATCGCTTGCAAAAATAGCAGAGGACGCCGTTAACTTAATTGCACCCGTTACAGCCGACGCTGTGAGTGTTCCAGCTGGGTTACTTGTCGTTAGTGTAAATCCTGTTTTGGGTACGGTCAAAGAAAGCGTTGAAGCTGTCCACGTTGTGTTGTTGGCTCCTCTCAAAATCCTCATAGGAGCAAAGTTTTCATTTACAAGAATAAGAGTATCAGCACTTTGCGTGAAATATATTTTATCCATATCTATGGCAGAAGTGTTATATAACGTGCCAACGTTAAAATCTAAATAGCTATTACCTGACCCATTTATGTTAGTAAGCAAAACTTGGTTAGCAAAAAACCTAAATCTAAGAGTTGTGTTTGCAAATCTTGTAGCAACAATCATAAAGTTCTGCGTCGTGCTGAACTCAAAAGGAATGAGTAGAACGCCATTAGCCGCATTGTCTGACGTTATATCTAAAAGAAAACGTAAGCCCGGACGCCGACTAAAACCACCTTGAGGCTCAAACAAAACGTTATCAGCGATAGCTACAGAATTGTAATACTGCTGTAAGTCAGTGCGACCCCGTAGTAAGGGGTCCATTTCACCACCCGTAAAACTTGCCTGATATGTTTGGAATTTGCTCATCTAATCTCCGTGAGCATATAATCAGATATAACCCCCGGCGTTTGACCCGCACTATCAATGCTAACAGCCTGTCTAAAATAACCACCCCGCATACCTTCGCCAGGATTACCCAATGCTATGTTGCGCCATAACTCTACTTTAGTCGTCTGGTCTGTAATTGTTTCGGCTAAATGCCACGCAAGCTGATACGCCAAAAGGGTAACAAAATAACTAGGCATAGCCCCTTCGTTTACATTCTTTTGATAATCTATTGTTATGGTTTCTTCATCAGAAAACAAAACTGTGCCACCAACTGAGGACTGCCCTATCTCCCAGTTTTTTATAAGTGGTGAACCAGGCGTTGTGCTGGCTCTTACGGCTCGCGGAACACCTGTGAGCATATCATTAGGTAAAGCGTACTGATATGTCCATTCGCTTGTAGGCGAGGTCGTTTCTCGTGGCAACGTTGATTTGCCAAGAGTAAAAGTCCAAGAATACATTGCTAATGTGGAGGTTTTTATTTCATTGTACAAAACATTACAAGCGTCGGCTGCTGCTGACCCTTCCACGAAACTTGTTATTTTGCTTGCTCCTAAGAACACTAAGGCTTTGTTACAAATGCTTATATCTGTGTCACCAATAGCCATTCTTATCTCCTAGAAGTAAGGGGGCGTTGCCGCCCCCAAAGTATTAGTCTGAGTCAGTTACCACAGCGATTACTGTGCCGTCTGACATATCAACAACGCCAGAGGCATTGCTGACTACAACGTGCATAGTAATTGTTCGTGTACCACCCGTAGAGCCATGAACGATAATCATATCGCCAACGGCCAGAGTGTCTGACAAGTCGTTGAAATAGCCAGAGCCATCCACGACTGTATGTGCGTCCGTAGTGGTGTAGCAGTAGAGTGCGGGAACCGTACCCTTCATGCTTTGACCACCTAATGAGGACATACCAGTTGCTGCAAATGCCATGATTATCTCTCCTTATTCTTCACAAACAACATCAACGAGGCCGTCAACATCTATAACGCCACTGCCCATTGAGAGCATCGCAGTTACTAGAAAAGACGTTTTCTCAGGGATGTAGTTGATTTCTGTTTTTGGAGCGATACCAACACCAACACCGATTGCTGAACGATGGAAAGCAAAACAAGTTCTATCAGCAGTAGCCAATGGTAGACCACCTTCATCTCGGTCACCTACAATGTGGAACTGAAAGCCTAGCATTGAGTTCACGCTTCCGCTTACTAATGCTTGTACAGTCTGAAAGTCACTCGAAATCGCACGTTCATCACCGAGCAAACCAGCTAGGTTATTAGCATGGATTACAAAGTGACGGTCAGTTGGGGGCACGTTTTTCGCATCCAAAGCTTTTTTCGCAGCTAATATTTTACCAACATTTAAGTTAGATGCTGTAGCTGAACCAGAGGTCACCACAGTTTTAGCAACTGTAGAACCCGCCGAAGCGGCATTAAGTGCATCAATAATGATTTGGTCTTCACGACGTCCAATAGCATTACCCACGACTTGCGCTAACTCTTGACGCTCATCGAAGTTAACTTTTTGCTGATTAAATATATCAGAATATTCAGCAGCAACAAAGTCTTGCATACTTATTGAAACCTGTGAAAAAGCTGCATTGATTGGAGTTACGTCAGTTTGTGGAACGCGAA